GTCCGCTACGCCACCGAGCGTGGACAGAACGCCGACCAGATGAAGGTCGTCAAGGACAAGGTGGTGCTGTTTCGCAGCGACACCAAGGATGCCCTGGGCGTGGTCAGTGATTCTTATAAAGTCGTTCAACCCCGTGAGGTGCTGGAGTTCTTCCGTGACTGGGCGCAGGCGGGTGGCATGACGATTGAAAGTGCTGGGGTTTTGTTTGGTGGCAAGCGGTACTTCGCCACCGCCAAGATCGCCGATGGCGTGTGCGTCGATGGGTACTCTGACAAGGTATCACCCTACGCCCTGCTCTCCACCAGTGCAGATGGATCGCTGGCAACTGAGGCTAGGTGGACTGCCGTTCGTGCGGTGTGCGACAACACGCTGCGCATGGCACGCAGTGGTTCGGTCGCTGCAGTGCGGGTGACCCATCGCTCGGAGTTCAAGCCTGACGATGTGCGTGGCGTGATGGAGAACGCCAACGAGGAGTTCAAAGCATTCCTCGAAACAGCACGCCTGTTGTCGGGCATCAAGGTGTCCCGCACCCTGGCCGAGGACATGACGGTGCACCTGTTCCGCACTGGCACGAGGGATGCCGATGCAGTCAAGGAGTCGCGTGGCTTCATCCGGGTCATGGAGTTGTTCAACGGCGCAGCCAAGGGTGCCATGCTTGAGACAGCGCAAGAGACTGCATGGGGCTGGCTCAACGCAGTCACCGAGTACACAGACCACCATATCCGTGCACACAACGAGGAGAACCGCAAGGCATCAGCCCTCTGGGGGCCGGGTGACGCGCTGAAGAACCGGGCGGTGGAGTTGGCACTCGCTGCCGCCTAAAAGTTTGGGGAAGGTTTCTTCCCCGATTCGTGGGGAGCTTCGGCTCCCTTTTCTTTCCCTTCCATTTGGAGGTTTCAATCATGTCTTACAACTTGACAAAGCTCGATGATGAATACAACGAGCATCTGATGCGCAGCGTGTTCTGGGATGCGTCATGGATCGTCGGCTCGCACCGCCGCTGGTTCAATCGCCAACGCCACGCCTTCAACATGCACCCCATCGTGGATGCTGCGATGCGCCTGTGCCGCCCTGCTGACTGGCACTTGCTCCTGCTGGAGTGGCCGCACGCAGCCGAGTCCGACCCGTTCAAGATTGCCTACACCCGTGACGAGCGGGCAGGCGAGGCCGACCGGGTGGCGCTCACCACGATGGGTCGCTACATCATGCGCCACTTCCCGACGCTGCCTGATCACTATGTCCGTGATCTCGTGGCGCTGCACTCACCGCTGAAGTCCGACATGTACTTCGCTCGGACAGTCGAGGACATCGTGCACGGCGTGCAGCACGGCCCCAAGTCGTGCATGTCGTGGGAGCATGAGACTGTCGAGAACCACCCGTACAGCGTCTACGATCCCAAGTACGGCTGGCACTTGGCGCTGCGCCGTGAGGCTGACGGCGTGATCTGCGGTCGCTGCCTGTGCTGCGAGGATGCCAAGGGCAAGCGGTTCGTCAGGTCGTACAAGCGCGACCGCAATGGTGGCTACAGCCACGCCGACGAGCAACTCGAAGCGTGGCTCAAGGCGCAGGGCTACGAGAAGGACAGCGGCTGGGTCGGCTCACGCTTCGCTTACATCGGACGCCGCAACGGCTACCACGAGACGTTCCTCGCGCCCTACCTCGATGGTGAAGAGCAGTGGGTGCGCGTAGGCATTGGGCTTGACGGCGGCAGGTTCCTCCACATCGTCGAGGAGAGCGAGGCCGAGTTCACTTGCAACAACACCAGCGGTGAGCCAGACGAGGCAAGCTCGGTGGAGTGCGAGCACTGCGGCGCTTCGATGCACGAGGACGAGGGGCAGTGGGCTGGGTATCACGAGGACACTCGCATCTGTCAGCACTGCGCGGACAACTGCTTCACGTATGGCTACGGACGCAACGGTCACGAGTACTACTTCGACAACAGCTATGCCATCGAGGTCAACGGCAACTACTACAACGAGCATTACCTGCACGACAACAACATCGTATGTGACGTCGATGGTGATTACCAAGAACGCGACGACTGCGTGTATGTCGAGCGTGATGGCGAGTGGTATCCCATTCATGACAGACGCATCGTGCATAGGCACGACGGCCAGTACGACCTACGCGATGAGTGCATATACATCGAAGGCGAGTGGTATCACGAGGACGACGACGCCGACTTGATTGCGACCAAGGCCGAGCCGCTTGAAGAAACCAACACTGATGAATGACCAACACAGGAGAAACAACATGACACAAACCAACACCATGCTTTTCAAGACCCTCGACGCTGCGCTGTCCCTGCGCCGCCCACACGGCTCCGCTCAGGTTGCGGAGTTGCTGCTGTGGCTGATGGCAAACCTGCCCGAGGATTTGGAGTGCCGCATTGATGCCGCAGGCAATATGCATGTCGATGCCCGCACCGACGTCAATCACCGCACCCTGTTCATCGCTCACGTAGACACCGTGCACCGCACGGGTGGCGACAACAAGATAAACAAGACCGACACCAAGTGGAGCGCAGGCATGAAGGATCAGTGCTTGGGTGCAGATGACGGCGCAGGCGTGGCGATGCTGATGCACCTGATGCATTCCGGTATCCCTGGCTACTACATCTTCAGCCAAGGCGAGGAGTGCGGCGGTATTGGTGCGAAGTTCCTGGCCGACTTCGATGACGCCACGCTGCTGCAGTTCGACCGCGCCATTGCGTTCGACCGCAAGGGTATCGACAGCGTGATCACGCACCAGTTCGGTGGGCGCTGCTGCTCTGATGCGTTTGCCCTGGCGCTTTCGTTGGCACTCAACACTGCATCAGATGACGCGCTGTTCCTCGCACCAGACAACACAGGTGTTTATACCGATACCGCAGAGTTCACTGGTCTGATTTCAGAGTGCACCAACATCAGTATTGGCTATGACGGTGCGCATGGCGATAAGGAATCTATTGACGTGGTGTATCTACAGATGCTGGCCGATGCAGTTGTTCAGATCAACTGGGACAACCTGCCCACCGAGCGCGACCCAAGCGCGGTGGATGCAGACGACTGGGGCTGGAACACAGGCGCACAGTGGGGCAACTACGACTGGGGTGCTATGCCTGATGTCACGGGCGTCAAGGAAGTCAAGGGCAAGTTCATTCCCGAGTACACCCTGGAGATTGAATTGCAGGAAGCAATCGACGACGCCATGTACGGACGACACAACACGCTCATCAACCTGATCGCTGAGCACACCTACCCCGAAGACCCGGTGATTGCCAAGCGTCAGATAAACAAGAACCGACTGACTGATGATGTGTTGGCCTGGGCAGAGGAGATGCTGTATGACGGCCAGCCTGCTCGGGACATTCTGGATGCTTTGTTTGAAGGAGCGCAGACGCACTGATAGGGCTTGCAACCCATCGTTACATTGTCTAAACTTGGACTCGGGCAAAGACCCGAGTCTGAATTCAATAGGAGAAACATCATGGCTAAAAGAAAGCTAACCACCATTTTGACCGTTACATCTAACACGCCGATTGAACCCATTCAACCGGTTGTACCCACCATCCCTCTTGTTGTCAGCAAGGCCACAGTCATTCGTGAGTTGTTGGCCAGCGGCATGAAGCCCAAGGATATTGCTGAACAACTTGGGTGCAAGCCGCAGTACGTCTACGGCGTGCAGAACTACGACCGCGTGAAGGCGGCGAAGACAAAGAACCGCGCCAAGTACGAGCGCAGGAAAGAGATCGTTGCAGGCGCAGTCAAGCGCAAGTACGTCAAGAGTGGCAAGTATGCGAAGAAAGCCCCCGCGCCCACCACGCCGGTGGTGGAGCTTGACCGCGACCAACTGAAAGCGGAACAAGCCGAACTGCACGAACTCAATGCGGATTTCATCCGGCAACTTCAAGAGGCAAACAAGCCCAGGATTCAGTACATCGAGGTCGAGGTTCCTCAGCCTTTCTCCCACTACACCTTCTGGCAGCGCCTGCGTATCCTGTTCCTGGGGAGGGCAGCATGAAGTTCTTTGAGATCGAACTCAGGCGCGAGTCCTACATCACCGTTGTTGTCAGCGCCTACTCTGCAGATGAGGCAGCGGACAAGCTCCTCAATAACCTGGAGGAGTACGTCGATGGCGATCCCGACGAAGCTGACTGGGACATCACTGACATTGAAGAAGTGGGGAGAACAGAGGAGGACAGAGCAGAATGAAAACTAAAGCATTGAAGATGGTGCGCCAGTTGTTTGCTGTGGACTACGTACCCATCCACACACAGCGCCACAACCAACGCCAATGGGTCAAGAGCGTTCGACAACTGGGTGACCGATGGCTACTCGCAAAGCCCCTCGACGTGCAAAAGAAGCACTAGACCCACCGCCCAAAGTGTGGCCCTTCCCAACGTGGAAGGGCCAACCATACAAACCAAAGAGACAACCCAAACCCGATCCGGTGGCGGGACTTCCACCAGCACTTTTTTAGGAGAAACAAAATGGCAAGAAAAGCAAAAATCGTGACCGAGTACATCTCAGTCTCACCTGCCCTGGCACGCCAGTGGCTGATGCAGAACACCAACAACCGCCATATGCGTGAGGACATCGCGCATCGCTACGCCAAGGACATGGCGGAAGGGCGTTGGCAGGTATCACATCAGGGCCTTGCCTTCTACGAGGATGGCACGCTAGCCGATGGGCAGCATCGCCTGTTCGCTGTGACGGTGTACAACAAGCCCGTGACCTTCCTCGTCACGCGCAACGTGCCGCGCCTAGCTGCGCAGATGATCGACCAACACATCCCACGGCAGGCGCATGACGCCATCCAGATCGCGGGTGGTGAGAGTTGGATCGACCGCAACATCGTGGCCATAGCGCGTGTGCTGCTAGGCAACATGGGTAGTGATGTGCACCAGAAGTCGGTGGCACAGATACAGGAATACATCGAGCAGTATTCGGAGCCCCTGCGCTTTGCCCACTCGCTTGCTACGCAGCGGCGTAGGTTCCTGACGACTGCGGCAATCACAGCGTGCTACTTCTGCGCTGAGCAAGCGGGCGAATCCCGAGACAAGATCAAGCGCTTCGGTGAGATCATGGCTCATGGCGAGATCAATGGCCCGCAAGAGAACGCCGCCATCCGTCTGCGCGAGTACCTGCTGCAGGCCGGTGGTGGTGCGTGGATCGGCGCAGGACGCCTGGAGACATCCAAGAAGGTGCAGCGTGCCATCCAGTTGTTCTGCCGTGGACAGTCCATCGCCAAACTGATGCAGCCTGAGAAGCTGATCTACCCCGTCCCGCAGTGAGGAGAAAGCCCATGAATCGACTCAATCAAGACGATGGACTCGAAGAACTGGGCTGGCTTGCCGCCATGCTGGCGGCGCTGGCCTTCCTGTTCTTCGCTCTGGTGTACTTCCTGCACTGGGCAGGGTGGCTTACATGAAACGGCTCGGTGAATTCATCGTCCTGTACTGGCTGATCACCGTCATGGTCGTGGTGTTCCTCGCCCCGTTCGTGACGCTGATGATGTTGCTGACTTACCTGTGGGGGTTGGTATGAAGAAATGGATTGCAGTCTTGGCGCTTGTCTGCGGCCCCGCCCAGGCACAGTTCTTCAGCGGGAACGAACTCTACGAGCGCCTTCGAGATGGGCGGCTTTCTCAGGTCATGTTCTATGTGGCGGGCGTCCATGATGCCAACGACAAGGTTCTGTTCTGCTCACCAAGCGATGTGACCTTGGGTCAGGCGCTCGATGTGGTTAAACGCTATCTGGAAACGAGGCCAGAGCAGAGGCACTTGTCTGCCGACTTCTTGGCGTCCCAGGCAATGCGTGCTGTGTGGCCATGCCGGAAGGGGAGCGGGATATGAGCGGCGACCACAACGCAAACCAGAAGCCCAAGCAGACCAAGGAAGAGCGTGAGTACCACCGCAAGCGCGGAGCCGAGATACTGGCGCAGATACAGGCGGCGAGGGAGCCCAAACCAAGACAGGAAGTATCCGAACGCTCCATCCGCACCACCATCGGCATGATGCGAACCCTCGCAAGCAACATCCCCATCAGCCCGTTCCACCTACACGCCGCAGACCAGATGGAGCGCATGCTGGACGAACTACTTCGACTGAGGAAAAAGACATGACGGAAAAGAAACTTGAGATTGTGTTTGCACCAGGAGCCTTTGATAACTTTGAGGGCACTCAGGAAGAACTCGATGAGTTGGTTGCCGGGATCAAACAGATGATGGAAGACGGCACGCTGTTTGAGAATTCAACTGAGGTGGCGCCTGAAGAAGCCGAGATGGTTTGGCAGCGGCTGTCCAACATAAAGGATCGGCAATGAACCACATCAAACTTCTCATGCAGTGCCACGCCTACCTGCGGGGAACTACTATCAACACTACTATCAGCACTTCTTCTGGCCCGCAGCCCATCGACCGCGACCAACTGGCACGCGACATCGCCAACTACATCAACCACATCGGAAGCCATGCCGAAGGCTGCTGGGCATGGGGGCCTGAGCACTACGTGTGTGCGTACGAGCGCGTCAAAGAACTACAGGAGAAACTACATGACACACGTGCCGACACCGCCCAGCCCCAAGGGTAAGCGACAAATCAAGATCAACGCCATCATGCAGGCGCAGCTAATCAAGCTGCTGCTGGAGGGTACGTACACCTGCACCGAACTGGCGGAGATGACCGGGCTGCACTACGTGACCGTGTGCCAATACACCAGGGAGTTGCATCGCGCAGGCGCTGCCCATATTGCTGCCTGGGAGAAAGACCCACGTGGCCGTGATCTAGCGAAAATCTACAAACTTGGTGAGGGCACCGACAAGCGGCGTCAGAAGAAGACGCAGGCCGAGCGGCAGCGTGCCTACCGAACCAAGAAGAAGCAGATAAAGATCATGGAGTTGTTGAGATGCAATGCCCTGAGTGCGGCGCCAATAGCCGAGCCCTTGAAACCCGAACCACAACTGGTGGACTGAAACGAAGGAGATACGAGTGTCAGACTTGTGGAACACGCTTTACGACCGTGGGAACGACGGAAGATTTAAGACTGGGACTACACAACAACCCGAACCGGGACGATCAGACGATAAGGACATCGAGGCAGGAGAAAGCCTACTACGAGCAAATGCGCGTCAAGAAGGAGGCTCACACTACAAGCAGTTCAAGCACGAAACCTGGGACGTTATCCTTGACTGGAATCTTGGCTACCTGGACGGCAACGCCGTCAAGTACCTCAGCCGATGGCGACTGAAGGGCGGCATACAAGACCTGAAGAAGGCGCGTCACTACATCGACAAACTCATCGAAACAGAAGAAGCAAAGAAATCATAGGCGGCGCGTTGGTTAGGTAACGATGGCACGCCTTGCAGATGCAACCCATCTTTGCCCTTGCGCAGTGTCGCCTCAGTAAATGGCTGCGCAAGACCTCCACACCTAGACCAAGGGGGCTAGGAATCTGCATCACCCCCTTACCCAAATACAGGAGCAGACATGGCCGCGACACCTGAGCGCAAGGTCAAAGACAAGATCAAGGCGATCTTGGAAAAGACAGGCGCTTACTACGCGATGCCCATCGGCAGTGGCTACGGCCACGCAGGTGTGCCCGACTTCCTCTGCTGCATCGGCGGACACTTCTTCTCGGTGGAAGCCAAGGCAGGCAAGGGGAAAACCACAGCCCTACAAGAGGCTGAGATGGCCAAGATAAAGGCCGCAGGAGGAACGACCTTCGTGATCAACGAAGACAACATCAACCAACTACAGGAGTGGCTGCATGCTAGGAGAGGTAATGAGTGAAGACGACAAGGCGTACTACGCCAGGATGGATGCGCAGATAGCGGCGATGCCGGACGATCAGCAGAAGGCGCTGATCAAGGCCATCAAGCTGATCCTGCGCACGTTCGTCGAAGAGGACACGCAAGGTGTCCTGGTGGTGGCCAGTGCCGATGGGTATCTGACCACGATGGGGCTGAACGCCAGCTTTATTGAGTCTGCGTCCATCGTCCGCGCATCAGCGGAAGTGTTTGCGGACACATTCAAGAGCAACAACGAGGAGACTAAACATTGAACCTACCTTTCAAGAGGGTGCTGGTTATTGACTTTGAAACGGCGTGGGACAGACGGGAATACACCCTCTCCAAGATGACCACGGAAGAATATGTACGCGACCCCCGCTTCAAGGCTTGGGGGTTGTGCTGGAAAGAGGTAGGCGAGGACGCCTATCCCATGTGGGTTCGCGGCGAAGCCATCGCAGAGTGGGCTGAACAGATCGACTGGTCAACGACGGCGGTGCTGGCACACAACGCCCAGTTCGATGTGACGATCCTCTCCTGGCGCTACGGCATTCAACCCGCCTTTATCTTCGACACCCTGAGCATGGCTCGTGCGCTGCGCGGCATCGAGGTCGGCAACAGTCTGGCCAAGCTCGCTGAAGACTTCGGGCTACCGCCCAAGGGTCAGGCGGTGCACAGCACAGACGGGATGCTGGACGAGATCAGTGAGGCAGTGGAAGACGAGTTGGCGCAGTACTGCGCCCACGATGTAGTGCTGTGCGAGGGCATCTTCGACCGGCTGCTTCCTGGCTACCCTGCCAAGGAGTTGCGCCTCATCGACATGACACTCAAGATGTACACAAGGCCGCTGCTGGAACTCGACAAGGAGATGCTGAGCAAGGCTATCGAAGACGAAAGGAACGCCCGTGAAGGACTACTACATAGGCTCGGCGTGGATGAGGCTTCGCTTGCTTCAAACGAACAGTTTGCTGAAGCACTCCGAGAGCTTGGCGTGGAGCCGCCAAAGAAAGTTAGCAAAACGACAGGTAAAGAAACTTATGCGCTTGCTAAGAACGATGCCCTCTTCCAGTCGCTTATCAACGGGGACAGGGAAGATGTTGCACTACTCTGTGAAGCACGCCTCAAAGTTAAGTCAACAAGCGAGCGTACGCGAGCGCAGCGTTTTCTGGACATCGCACATCGTGGCCGGTTACCGGTCCCGCTGAGTTACTTCGGCGCAGGCACTGGCCGGTGGACGGCAAGCAAGGGCAGCGCCATCAACATGCAGAACTTGAAACGTGGCAGCTTCCTCCGAAACTCCATCATGGCCCCGCAGGGGCACGTACTGGTTGCTGGTGACCTTTCGCAGATCGAGCCCCGTGTCCTCGCGGTTCTTTCGGATAACGAGGCTCTACTAGACGTGTTCCGTGCCGGTGGTGACCCGTATGCCGCCTTCGGCGCACAGATGTTCAACATCCCTGGCATGAACAAGGACAGCCACCCAGTAGAGAGGCAGTCCGCCAAATCTGCGCTGCTTGGCGCAGGCTACCAGTTGGGGTGGGCGTCGTTCGCTGCGCAGCTTCTCACCGGGTTCCTGGGCGCAGCACCCCTGCGCTACACCATAAAGGACGCCAAGACCCTGGGCGTGACAGCCGCTGATGTAGACCGCTTCCTGTCCTGGGAGGACAACATCAAGCGCATGGAGAGCATCCCGCACACCTGCACGAACAAGGAACTGGCCATCCACTGCCTCGCAGCCAAGGCCATCATCGACAGGTACCGGGCCGCTTCGCAGCCCGTGGTGGCGTTCTGGAACCTGTGCCAGGAACTCATCGAGTACAGCCTGTACAAGGGCAAGGAGTACACGCACAAGTGCATCACCTTCCGCAAGGAGCAAATCATCTTGCCAAGCGGTATGGCGATGCGGTATCCTGATCTCCGCCCGGACAAGGGCGATGGTGGCAAGGTCGTTTGGACCTACGCTGATGGCAACAAGCGCGTCAGTTTGTACGGCGGCAAGGTCACCAACAACATTGTCCAGGGCACGGCGCGGTGCGTGATGACCGATGGAATGCTAAGGGTTGCGAAGAAGTACCCTTTGGTAGGCACGGTGCATGACGAACTGATTGCCGTAGTGCCTGAAGAAGAGGCGGAGGACGCGAAGACTTGGGTCTTCGCGCAGATGGTCGCGCCTGTGCCGTACCTCCCCGGCATCCCACTCAAGACTGATGTGGGCTACAACAGGCGCTACGGACTAGCCAAGGGTTAACCAACAACAAAGGAGAAACGATGACAAGCAAACAAGCCCCACCAATACCGCGCCGCATCAAAGTCGGCGACAAGATGTATTCGGTGGACATCATCCAGTCGATGCAGCGTGCGCGTGAACGTGGCCGCATCTGGTACGAAGCCGGTCGCATCCAGATCGGTCAGACCAGCAACGTCGATGGCCGCAAGTACAGCGACATCCAGATGAGCGAAACCTTCTGGCACGAACTGGTGCACGCCATCCTCTACGAGATGGACAACCAGTTGCATCGCAACGAGAAGTTCGTGCACGATTTCGCCATGCATCTCGCCAAGGCCATCCAATCAGCGAAGTTCAAATGACAAAAGTTACATGGTCACACAGCAGCCTCAAGGACTTCGAGGGGTGTGCTCGCCGCTACCACGAGGTCAAGGTTCTCAAGAACTACCCGTTCCAAGAGACGACGCACACCATCTATGGCAAGGACGTGCACAAGGCCATCGAGGACTACGGCAAGGACGGCACGCCCATCCCTGAGAAGTACGCGCAGTTCAAGCCGGTGGTGGATGAGATCATGAAGAAGCCTGGGCGCAAGCTGTTTGAGCACGAGATGGGCATCACGCGTGACCTGCAGCCTTGCGGCTTCAACGATTCAAATCGTTGGGTGCGCGGCATCGCCGACCTGCTCATCATCAACGACGACAACCTGACCGCCAAGGTGGTTGACTGGAAAACAGGTAGCAACAAGTACCCCGACCGGGACCAACTCATCCTCATGTCGCTGATGGTCTTCGCCCACTTCCCCCATATCAGGCAGGTCAAGTCGGCGCTGGTGTTCCTGGTTAAGGAGACGCTGACCACCCACGCCATGCTGCGCGGCGAGGCCGAGGAAGCATGGTGGCGCTACAAGGAGCGTGTGGCCAAGCTGGAGACAGCGCACGCCACCGACGTGTGGAACCCATCTCAATCACCGCTGTGCGGCTGGTGCCCCGTCACCACCTGCACGCTCAACCCCAAGCACTAGGAGTCGATCATGTCCCGCAACTACCGCTCTGAATACGACAACTACCAGGGCACACCTGAGCAGATCAAGAAGCGTGCTGAGCGCGTCAAGGCGCGGCGCATGATGGAGAAGACGGGCGCTGCCAAGAAGGGCGACGGCAAGGATGTTGACCACATCAAGCCGATGCGCAGCGGCGGCACCTCTACTAAGGCCAACTTGCGCATGCGAAGCAAGAGCGCCAACCGATCAGACAACAAGTAGGAGAAACATGGAAGTCATCGACAACAAGCTGCTCGTCTTCAAGACGCGCAGCCCGGATAGGTATTCCCTAATCCCGAAGAGCAGGGTGCTGCCGCGCCCTGGTGGAGGCTACGACGTAGCCGTTTACTGGGGTCTGGACGAGGTACGGGTGCTCAAGAACCTGGGCGTCAAGAACGTACCCTCGCCGATCTTTGGCAGATATGAGTGGCCTGGGCGCTTCAAGCCTATGGCCCACCAGAAGGAGACAGCCTCCTTCCTCACGCTCAACCGCCGCGCCTTTGTCCTGTCCGAACCCGGAACAGGTAAAACTTTAAGCGCACTCTGGGCGGCAGACTACCTGATGAAGCGCGGTGAGGTTCGACGCTGCTTGATCCTGTGTCCGCTGTCGATCATGCACAGCGCCTGGATGCAGGACTTGGGCAACAGCGTCATCCATCGCAGCGCGGTGGTGGCGCACCACGCCCAAGCAGCCAGAAGAATAGAACTCATCCAAGAGAACTACGAGTTCGTGATCGTCAACTACGAAGGTCTGGGTCTGATTGCCAACGAGGTGAAGAACGATGGCCGGTTCGACCTGATCATCGTGGACGAGGCCAACGCCTACAAGAACCCGCAGACCAAGCGGTGGAAGGCACTTGCTTCTGTCCTCACGCCCGACACGTACCTGTGGATGATGACCGGCACACCTGCTTCCCAGAGTCCTGTGGATGCGTACGGTTTGGCCAAGCTCGTCAACCCGACCAACGTGCCCAAGTTCTACACGGCGTGGCGCGACTCGGTGATGAACAAGATCACCATGTTCAAGTGGGCACCCAAGGCCGATGCTGCTGACAAGGTGCACGCTGCGCTGCAGCCGGCCATCCGCTACACCAAGGCCCAGTGCCTGGACCTGCCGCCTGTACTGACGACCACCCGCGAGGTGCCGCTCACGCCGCAGCAGGCCAAGTACTACAACCTGCTCAAGACCCAGATGCTGGTCATGGCCGCAGGAGAGACGATCACAGCAGTCAACGCTGCCGCTGCGCTAAATAAACTTCTCCAGATCAGTTCCGGTGTCGCGTACACCGACAACAAGGAGACGGTCGAGTTCGACGCCACGCCGCGCCTGAACGTCCTGATGGAGGCGCTTGATCAAACCGAGCGGAAGGTCATCATCTTCGCGCTGTTCCGCGCAGCCATCGACGCCATCAGCGATTTCCTCAACAAGAACGGGATCGCCAACGAGCAGATTCACGGTGGCGTGACAGCCACCAAGCGCGGCGACATCATCAGGCGCTTCCAAACGCAACCCAACCCGAGGGTGCTGGTCATGCAGCCGCAGGCCACAGCGCACGGCATCACGCTGACCGCTGCCGACACGGTGATCTTTTACGGGCCGCTGATGAGCGTCGAGCAGTACACCCAGTGCATCGCACGGGCTGACCGCAAGGGGCAGAACTCAGACAAGGTGACCGTCATTCACATCGAGGGTTCGCCCGTGGAGAAGAAGATGTTCAAGGCGCTCACGGAGAAGGTGGACGACAACGCCATGCTCGTGAGCCTGTTCAACAGCGAAATCAAGGAAAGGGGGTTGTAGACTGAACTGGACAATGTATACTCTTTGACACAACAACAGGAGAAACAAATGACAGACGACACCATCCCACTCGACAAACTAGCCCGCATCTACGTGAAGATGCGTACGGCCATCCAAGACCTCGACAAGCAGATCGAGACGATCAAGGCTCAGCAGCAGGACGTGAAGAACGCCATGAAGGATCAGATGATGGCGCTCGGCACCAAGTCTGCTCGCACTGAGTTCGGCACGATCTCGCTCAAAGAGAAGACCCGGTTCTACACCCAGGACTGGGACAGCTTCAAGAAGTTCGTCGTCGAACACGACGCCGTTGACCTCTTGGAGAAGCGCATCGCGCAAACCAACATGCAGACGTTCTTGGAAGAGAACCCCGACCTGCATCCACCTGGACTCAGCAGCACGTCTGAGTTCGACATCTCTGTAACCAAGCCCCGCTAAGGAGAAACAACATGAGCAACGTAGCTCTTTTTTCTGGTTCCAATGTTCCCGCCTTCGCCAAGAAAGGCGAACTGTCTGACATCGCCAAGTCCCTCGCTGGTGGCGGCGGTGGTGGCGGCAAGCGCATCTCGATCAAGGGCGGCGTGTTCCGCCTTTTGGTCGGCGGCAAGGAGGTGGCTTCGATTGACGAACGCTACCTCGATGTCGTGATCGTCAACGCCGCCCCCAAGATCGGGCGCACCTTCTACGCCAAGTCCTACGACGGTGAGACGCCTGCGGCTCCTGACTGCTGGTCTGCCGATGGCGAGACGCCTAGCCCCGACGCTGCCAACAAGCAGTCGGATCGCTGCGCCACCTGCCCCCAGAACGTCAAGGGCTCCGGCATGGGTGAGTCCCGCGCCTGCCGCTTCTCGCAGCGTCTGGCTGTAGTCCTGGCCAACAACCTCGAAGGCGACGTGATGCAGCTTCAACTGCCTGCCACGTCCATCTTCGGCAAGGAAGAAGGCGACAAGCGCCCCCTGCAAGCCTACGCCCGCTACGTGGTGGCCAATCAGGCAAGCCCTGAGATGATGGTCACCCGCATGCAGTTCGACACCAAGGCTGAGGCGCCCAAGCTGTTCTTCAAGCCCGTGCGTTGGCTCGACGAGAGCGAGTACGAGGTGGCGGTCAAGCAGGGTCAGACCGATGACGCCAAGCGCGCCATCACCATGACCGTGGCCAAGACGGACAATGTGGCTGCACCGGCCCCCCTGGCCCTGGAAGGCGCTAAGCCCAAGGCCACCAAGAAGCCCAAGGCTGAGCCTGCGGTGGAGGCAGAGGACGAGTCCGTAGAGCCGACCGTTCGCAAGGGCAAGTCGGATGAACCCCCTGCCGCAGGCAAGTCATCTTTGGCTAAGCTGGCGGCTGATTGGGATGATGAGTAACAACTCCAGGGGGCTTCGGCCCCCTTATTCAACATGTCCTACTCAGTAAAAACCCTTAATACCGTCAAGGCAGCGCCCAAGACGCTAGGCAATCAGCTTGGCCGATGGGCGGTTCACCTGGATTTTCCTGTGTCCCAAGTCTCCGAAATCACTGGCGCTTCGCGCCAGACGGTGTACAACTGGTTCACCGGCAAATCCACCGTGATTAACGGCTACCGACCAACCGTTGAGCGCCTGCTTCAGATTCTGATGAAGGCCCAAGACAAAGAACAAGCGTGGAGAAAAGCATGTCAGGAATTCAATATTCAAGCCTGAGCGACGATGAGTTCGAGCGTCAGGTCTACATGACGATGGTCATGGGTGCACTGCCGCCAGAGGTAGCCCAAGAGTTGGCCAAGCGCCAGACAACTGACCGAGAGAAGGAACGATCCGCTGCTTCGCTGAACCCCAAGCAACAACCCCTGCCCTTCAGCGAATAAACCGAGGAGTCCTATGGAACCGCTAGAGTTCTTAGCGGCTGTCCTGCCGTCTCCCGGTCACGGGTACTACTGCGCGGCAGAACTCTCCTCCAAGAGAAAACAGCACGTCTTCATCGAAGACATCGCTGAGATGCGTCCGTACGTATCTCAGTGGTTGGAGGGTCAGCAGGACATCTACTTTGCGCTTGCGACGTTTGCCGATAAGGGCAGTCGCACCGCAGACAACGCTGAGTACATCAAGTCCTTGTTCATCGACATGGATGGGTACGACAGCAAGGAAGCAGCACAGGAGGCACTGGATAAGTTCTTGGCAGACACCGGGCTCGACGCCTTTGGCAAGCCCTGGATCATCGCTTCAGGCGGTGGTCTGCACTGCTACTGGGCGTTCGACAAGCCCTTGACCGTAGGTGAGTGGAAGCCGATTGCTGAGACGTTCAAGCGTCTGTGCAAGGAGCGGTCACTGGCCATCGACAACACCGTCACGGCAGATGCCGCACGGGTGTTGCGTGTTCCTGGCACCAAGAACTTCAAGAAGAAGTACGGCGAGCCGCGCCCGGTGGAGGTACTGGCTGAGGGCGACGCTCCTGTAAACCCACAGGAGTTCTTCGCCAAGCTGCGCGACCTGCTCGGAGACACGGCACCAACCCCATACGCTCAGGGCATGAACCTGCCTGGGCAGCGCCCAGTCAACGCCACCAAGACGGGCGTGCAGATGCTGGCCAACACCATCGTGCGGTTCAAGCACATACTGGCTAAGACGGGCGATGGCGACGGCTGCTTGCAGCTTGATCACTACGTCAACCACGCCAAGGATGACGGCATGGAGCCGCTGTGGCGGGGCTGGCTGAGTCAAGCCAAGTACTGCGCCGATGGCGAGAAGGCTTCGATCTGGCTGAGCCAACTCCACCCGTACGACGACGAGCGCATGCAGGCAAAGCTGCGCGAGATAAAAGGCCCCTATCCCTGCGTCAAGTTCGATAGCGAGAACCCAGGCGTGTGCCAGAAGTGCAAGCACTTCGGCAAGATCACCAACCCCCTGGCCCTGGGCCGGGAACTGGTGGCCGACAACTCCGAGAAAGAAGTCGAGATCAAGCCGAGCGACCCGGACGATCCCGAGGCACCCACCATCAAGGTGGTGCGCCCGACGCCCCCCAAGGGCTACGCATACGGCGCCAATGGTGGTGTGTATGCCGACCGGATCGTGGAGGAAGCGGACGGAACCAAGCGCAAGAAGCAGGTCATGATCCTGCCGTACGACATGTTCGTGGTGGACATCCTGAACAAGGACAACGAGCACACCGTCCACATGGTGGCCAATCGCCCCAACGCTCCTGCCGATGTGCTGTTCGCTCAACGGGCGGTGGTCAGCAAGGACGAACTGCTCAAGTCCCTGGCGCAGCAGAACATCATGGCTGCGTTCGGCGCAGGCAACGACAAGAATCTGGTGGAGTACATTCGGGCCTGCGTGGAGGAGGCCAGCGTCAATAAGCGCGCAATCAAGATTCCTCAGCAGTACGGGTGGCAGGAGGACAACTCCTTCGTCTACTCCGGGCGCATCTTCTTTCCCGATGGCCGCACGCGCACCGTGCCGATGCCAGACCTGCAGAACCTGACACGCAACACGCGGGCAGCGGGCACACTGGAGGAGTGGCGCAGGTTCCCAGAACTGATGGTGCAGCGTGGGCTGTACGACCTCCTGGCCGTCTCTACTATGGCGTTTGGCGCACCGCTGATGCGCTTCACGCAGTTCGCTTGCTTGACCATCCATGCAGGCTCGACCAGTTCCGGCACCGGCAAGACGATGGCGATGAACCTGATCAACTCGGTCTGGGGGCATCCGACCCGGTACCGCACAGGCAAGTCCACCTCAGCGGTCACGATGCAGCAGCGCATCGGTAACCTGAACTCGCTGCCCTTCACCTCGGACGAGATCACACACAAGTCCCGGCAGGAGATGGAGTGGTTCCCTGGCCTGATCTTTGATCTGGCTGAGGGCCAGGGCAAGGAGAAGTCCGAAGCCCACCACAACCGAGAGCGCCTAAACCTCGTCTCCTGGGCGACGCAAGCCTACCTAACATCGAACACGCACATGCACGACTTCATGTCGGGCGTGCGCAAGCACACCTCCCAGGGTGAGTTGTTCCGTATGTTGGAGTGGACGCCCGAGGAGAAGCTCAACTGGACGCCGGAAGAGGAAGACATCCTGCGCCTGCTCAACACCAATCACGGGGTGGCTGGCGAGAAGTACGTCCGGTGGCTTGTGCAGAACCAAGACACCGCCCGCAAGGTGTTGGCCAAGACGCACGAACGCCTGAAGCGTGAGTGGGCGCTAACTGGTGAAGAGCGTTACTGGGGCAACGGCTGTGCGTGTGATGTCGCCGGAGCAATCCTGGCCGGTTCCAACTACGCAGGCATCTTCGACTACCCCGTAGACGAGATCATCAACAGCTTCTTCAAGTTGGTGGAGAAGGCCCGCAAGGTGGTGCGCACCGGTTCGCGCAACGCCGAGGATGTTCTCAACGCCTTCACCCGTGACCACTACGGTCACTTCGTTGTGGTCAAGCGCAGCAACGGGTCGTTCATGGCGTCACTGGGTAACGGAGAGCCGGTTGATCAGTCCATCACGCGCAGTACCGTCATGGGGCGCGTGGAGCATGGCATCGACAAGCCTGGGTTCGTGGACTACTTCATCGAGGAATCGGTGATGCGCTCACACTGCGTATCCATGTCCTACGGCTATGAAGACTTCAGGCGGCAGATAGCCACCATCGAAGGCTACAGCGTCAAGGTGCTGCGCAAGGACATGATGGCCAGGACCAAAGGCCCACAGATGCGGGTGCACGCGCTGTGTATCAGTCGCAGAGAAGAACTAGACAACAGTGCCGAAATACTTCCCGTGGGAGAAGATTGAGCGAGGGCAGGGGTTCTTCATCCCTGCCCTTGATCTCGAAGCCATGCGTGAAGCAGGGCTGCGTGCGGCTGTGCCTTTGAAGCTGAAGGATGCACGGGCGCTGCCGTGCATCCACCGGGGGTTTATCGGGCTTCTATTCTTCCGAGCGCCTCCCGCGCAGAAGTGGCAACCAAAATCTTCGCCTGACGCAGATCATCCAGAAGATCGCGCTGCTGCTGAGGACTCAGCGAACTTCCGCGAATCTGGCGCTCGGCCTCAGTGATCTTGCCGATCTGTTGCCGGTAGTTGTCTGCCACGGAAGCAAGCCCGATCTTGTCAATGTTGCTGCGCAGGTAGGCGTCTGCTCTGCTCAGTTCTCCACGCTTAACAAGCGCATCGTAGGTGTCCTTGACCTCTGAGTACTTGTTCATCTGGTCGAAGGTATCGTCGATGATGCCCGACGCATCCTTGGGCTGGAACACAGTGCCGACAACCGGAATCTCTGACAGCCTGCGCTCCGCTTTCTGCGTCTCGGGTGTTGGCGCCAGGACATTCAGCGACTGCATGAGCGCCATGCCAAGGCTACCGGTGTAGCCGCTGACCAGCGTCTCGATCTTGATCGGAGAGATGTTGAACCACGAGCCAAGCAGCTTAGCCGCTTCAGACGTGTTGTCCCGGTACCGTGCCCAAGGCTCTTGCTTCTGCTCAACACCAGACTCAAGGTCGCGTCCCGTGAAGAAGGATTTGCCCAGGCCCACCTCGATCAGCGGCTTGACCGCCTGCGGGATGCCGTAGTTGCTGCCGCCAGGGATGAGGTTGATCAAGATTCTCTTGGCTGCATCCAACGCCTCATCCGCGCCGCGCTTAGCGTACAGCCCGTTGATGACTGCCTCGGGCAGCGCCTTGAAGATGTAGCCCAGTTCAAACGGGATGGGTACGCGCAGCTTGTCGTCGGTGCCTGGGATCGGCACAAACCAGTTGTTGTACTTCTCATCAGGCCGAGCGTTCTGGTATGCCTCGTCGTCCTGCATCGCCAGGGCGTACATGATGGACATGCCTGCCAACATCATGCCCCGCGCAATCAACTTCTCCCGAACCTGCAGGCGCTCATTGAACGGCATCCGGCCACGCAGCGAACGGTACAGAACATCCAGCGACTGAATCTGCGCGTTCATGAACGGAATCATGGACGTGATCATCTGCACGCTAGGTGACAGCCCGCGCCGGGTGAAGTTCATGGACTCCAACGTCATGAACGTGGCTTCCATCTCCGACATGCCCTGCTTGATGTAGCTCTCGTACTGAGCGCGGCGGGTGGCGGCATCAGCCTCCATCGACATCGCTTCCATTCTGGAGAACGCCTTGGCCCAACCAGAGCGGCCCTCTTGCATCTCTTGGAGCAGACGGGCCTTGTCCTCGGTCGTGCCGGTAAACACCTGCCCACCTGTGACCCCGCGCCTATTGATGTCGCTGGCCCTGCCAATTTGCTTGAGCGCACCCAGGACAGGAGCGGCATCCGAGCCACCCGCAATGTAGGACGCTAGTGAATCGCGGAACAACTGACGCGCCGCGTACACCGGAGTAGCCGTCACTGCACGGCGCAGGAACCGGGCGGGTATGCCCATCATCTGCACAGCCTGGGGGAACATGGTCGGAATGCCCGCCAGACCCTTGACCAGAAGGTCGGAGGGGATGCCGATGTGGTCAGTGTCTACGATGGCGTAGTAGTCCTCACCATCTTGCTTGAACTCAACCGCACCCTTGGGAGCACCGCTCTTGCCAGCCTTCTTTATCTTGGCGTAGCCCAGCTTGCCCATCTCCCACATCGCGTTCTTCACGGCGATATTGCGCATCGCCATATCGACCAGCATCGACGTGTTCTGCACGCTGCTGTCGAGGAAATTGAAGATCGGCTCTTCACCGCCAACAAGCTCCTGCAGGTGCGGGCTGTCCTTGAGGTTGCCAATCCGCACAGGCGTCTCGCCGCCGATCATGAGTTGCGCAACGCCACCACGCACACGGTAGTACGGGATGTAGTCCTTCTCCTTGAGCAGCCGGTCAGCTTCTCCCTGAGACATCGCACCGGTCTGCACCATGAACCGCAGAAGGTTCTGGTTGTACTGGTTGTACACCTCACGAGCGTCAGCAAAAGCACGCTTGAGCGTGGGATTGCCTTCGATCTCAGCAAACGCCTTCTTGATGTCGGCTTCGGTGGGAAGCGTATCCTTGGTCTTCTCAAGGTGAGCCTGACGGCGCTTGACCCGTGCGGTGTCGTCAGGAGACAGCTTGCCGCTTGCAAGCTCACGCTCAAGCTCTTTGAGTTCCGCTTCTGCCGATGCGCGGCCAAAGTTCAGCGCGTCGTAGCCCTTGTTGTCGGCACGCAGCTTAGCCATGTAGAGCGTGAACAAGCGGTTGGCAGCATCGGCGCTACCTGCGGCCTTGATCACATCCTTGCTACCAAGCAACTCAACGATCTGCTTGACGTTGACACCGGGCACAGACTCAATGACCCACTCGCTCGTGCCATCACGGCGCTTCTTCTCCACCAGTTGCGGCACGCCGTCAGACAGCGCCAGTGAGGTGAAGTTCATGCGTTGGCCGTACATGCGCAGGTAGTACATCATCTGCACTGCCTTAACCGCATCGCTGACCTGACCGGCAACCTTCTCCAGGGGAGCAAGCGCGTCGATGAACTGGGTACGGAAGCCCAGGCCCAGGAGGTTTTCCTTGAGCTTGGCAAACACACCGACCTGCGGAGCGACCAGTTGGTCAGCCACCGATCCAGCGGTAGACATCTTTGCGTCGTACTTGGGCTGACGCGAAAACAAGATACCTTCCGCAACACCCATTCGCTCGATGTTGGCCGCAACAATTGCGGGCGCTTCAGCCTTGTCGCCAAAGTCCACGTAGTTGAACCGAGCATCCGTGTCGGTGACCTTGCCACTACGCGCCGCCCGATCAAGATACTTGTAGCCTGCGATGCCGTGCTCAAAGAGCCACATCGACATGTCTTTGGGTGTAAGCCCTGCGCGTTCAAATACGCTTTCAAGCTCTGAAATAAGTCTGTTTTCCGTTTTACCGGATTCAAAAACCGCCTGAAGATTATTTGCAAACAAATAGTTTGGGCGCTTAGGAAGCCCAGCTTTTGCGGCTGCTGTCAGCAACCTAGCGGCATTTGCGTCAACGCGCATCGCTTTCTTCGGTGTCGGCACATCGTCTAGCGCCGCCTCAATTGCCTTCTGCACGTACTCGTTCTGATCCTTCATCGGAAGGTCGAGCATGTAGTACTCGCTCTCAGGACGCACCCCCAGTACGCGCTTCATCACGCCCTTTGGCCGAGGGAACGGCGGCTCCTTTACGTTTGCTCCGCTGAGTTTACTGAGGTCAATTTGCTGAAATGCTTCAAGCGCTGCGGTGTTTTCTGCAAGTATCTCGTCCCAAAAGTCTCTATTGCTTTTATTGCCGCCCATATTGCGGTACTTCTTAGCACTGGCAATCTCTTGCTTAAACTCTTCCTCTTTTGCTTTCAGCTTTTCAACAAGCCGTGCACGAAGGTCAATCCCAGAGTCCGCCCTATAGAAGTCAAGCATCAAAGAACCAACGAGTTTTTGCGCAGGGTTGTTAGAGTAGTACGACTCACTTGCATCTTTGCCGTCGTACAAAAGCGTCGTTGTGACGCCCTCAATCCGTGCGTTTTTCAACTTGTCCTTGAGCGCCTTATCTTTGATGTAGTCGTATACGCGTTTTTCCGGTCCTTGGTATAGATACTCTCCGGCCAACACATTACTGTCCGCCAAGTCCATAGACGCAGCAAGATCGCTTATTTCTTCCCCAGTGAGCTTGCTCAACCCCGCCTTGTCGATAGCATCCTTTGCCTTCTTAAATCCCGCAGCGTCGTAGCCGTACTCAAAGAGAGTCCCTGCGGCATCAACCGAGTCAAGTTCAGTAGCCCCATCATCGATGTAAGGCTTGTACTCCATGAGGTGAAACAGATCACTGGCCGTAAGCCCGTTGATCTTGTGTCGTTGAGACTCCCACCACGCTTTTATTTTTGGGTTTTTCTGCCAGTCATCTAGCTGCTTCTCAGCCTCTTGCTGTTGGTAATGCCGAGCAGTGCCAAACCGCTGAGCGCGGTATGTGCCCCACCCATACACCTGAGCGCCTTCGCCCGTACCCATGTAGGTGTGGTCGAACTCTTTGAACAGTTTGCCGGTACCGTGCCACGTGCCGCGCAGTTCCAGATGCGCTGCGCCGTAGGCCATGTTGACCAGATCGCCAACCTTGAGCTTCTCAGGGTTCACGCCAAACACACGCAGTGCTTGCATGAACTTATCCACGATGACCTTCAGCCAAGAGCGAACGACACCGCCGTCTTTGCCAACGGCGGATGGGTTGATGCCTGCCTTGACCGCTTCTTCAACAGCGTAGGCAATGATCTCATCGTCCATCTGCTCAGCGGTAGTCTTGGCGGCTTCAGCACGCGCAATCGCAGCGCGACCAATCTTGCCTTCCGTTGTGAAAGGAAGACGCTTGGCCCAAGACCGGACGGCGTTCGCCAGACCCCGATACTGGGACTCGCTGAAGAAATTGCGGAAGCCAATGTGCGCACCGACCTCGTGCAGCAGGATGGCCAGACCGTCGCCCTTGCCAATGTTGCTGGCGATCAGGTAAGCCGTAGGCTCGCCACGCTTAGGCCCGTACACAAAGCCAACTGCGTCGTTGGGAATCTTGCCCTTGAACTCAGGGTGAGCAGCAGTCAGGTCGGCAAGACTGTCGTAAATCTTGACCTTATCCGCACGCAGACCCTTGATGCCAAGCGCCTTCTCCAATTCTTCAGTCAGCGTCGCAGCAGTCTGCGGGTTGTTGGGCTTGCCTTTGGCCTTAGAGAAACGAATGTCCTCGTTACCAATACGCACGGAGTCGAGTACATCTTCAACACCCTCGTACATATCCGCAATACGTTCAGCGCCTTTCTTCTCAGCAGCCATTGCCTCGAACGCGCCTTGCAGACGCTTGGTGCGCTGCGTCGAAGTCTCTTGCTTCTTAAAGCGGCCCTCTAGCACCCTACGCTCATAAGGCGTGAGCTGCTGCATAGCCAGAACTGTGACCTGCTCATCAGACTTGAAAAGACCCTCGCTACGCAGACGCTTTTTAACGTCGATCTCAAGGTCGCGGAGTTTTTCCGTCAGCGGACCTAGCAGTTCTTTCTCAGACCCAACGCCTTTACCCTTGAACGTAGTCTTCTGGGCTTTACGAGCCTTGCGCTTCTCAGTGCGGCTCAACTCAGGCGTGCCCAGTTGCTCTTCGAGCATGGCGGCTTCGCGCTTAAGCTCAGCAATCTCACTGTTCAGACGTTCCTTGGTGGCGTCTGTGCGGGCGCGGCCAATCGCTGCTTCCTTCTCGGCAACCTCGTTGCCAATCTCAAGGATGCGATTCTCCAATTCTGTTTCGCGCTCTTCCGCAGCCGCCTTGCGGGCGTCTGCCAATTTCTGGACTTCGTCTGCACGCTCACGCGCTTTAGTCGCCTGCTCCCGTGCAAGCTCTTCTGCACTACTGATAGGCGTGACACGGCCCGCTTGCCTGCGGATACCCGGCAGGCCCAGCCCAGACATTGCGCGGCCAGTGCTGATGGTGGCTTCCTGCACAGCCTTACGCTGAGCCACAAGTTCCTTAGCGGCATCCTTCCGCTCCGCGCCTTGCAGGCGCTTGAGCTTGTCTTCCAGCTTCGTCAAGCGATCACGCTCAAACGTGACCCACTCATCGGCTGCAGCCTGAAGTTCAGACGACAGCACGAACCCACGCATGCCGGTAGTATCAGCAGGCTTAACATTCTGACTCGGCTTCTCAAGGGCCTTGGCCAGATCGGACTGCAACTGAAGCAGCGCGTCAGTCTCTGCACTGCGAATGACATCAATCAGGCGAACCGCATCCATGTCGCCTGCCGCCACAGCCGCAGCACGCTCCTTGCTTACCGCCTGCAGGCTTTGCAGTACCGCCGTGATTTCCTTCTGGAAGCGTTCCGTAATCTCCGCCATCTGCGCTTTCTTCAGCGCAGCCTGGAATGTTTCGCGGTAAACCTCGCGCTGCTTTTCAATTGCTTCCTGAGTCTCACCAATCTTCTGGTCGCGCTTAGCCTTGTCCTGGGCATCCTTGGCGTCCCAAGCCTCTTTTACATCGGCGAGCAGCTTTTTGCCGCGCTCCACCGCAGCACGGGCCTTCTTGACAGGCGGTGAGTTTTCAAAGTTGCGGGCAGTCGCACGGGCAAATGCCGTGGCCGGAAGTTCTTTTTCTTCAAACAGGTCAGCCTGCTTGGTCGGAGCTTTAGCAGGCTCACGCTCTTCTTCATCAAAGCGTTGGCCTTGGGCCTCAAGCTCACGCCGCTCTGAGGCAGGCATCGGCTTGGTAATGACAGGCGCTTGCTCCTCACCAAAGTCAAACCCTTGCTGCGCCAGTTGCGCACGCTCGTCCTCGGTAAGTCGCCTAGCCGGTGCGCCTTCTTCTGCTTCCGACAGCCCCAATGCATCGTCTATCTCGCGCAAGAGCTTGGCATCTTCACCAGTAGCAGCACGCTGCTCAACTCCTACAGGCGCAACCGTGGGGCGAGGTCCAGCAAGACGCTTGTTTAAGTTCTCCAGTTGCGTCTCGTATGTAGCCAGAAGGGTTTGAGCCTTGCGCTTCTTGGCAGGCGTCAACTCCTTGCCGTTCTCATCTACACCGGATGCCACCAAACGCTGCTGCGCTTGATACTGGCGATTGATCTCGTCCCTGCGGAACGCCAGTGCGTCGTAGCCCTTTTGCGCCCGTGCGCCTTCCACACCGCCCGTGACCGTGGCGGTGCGTCCTTGCAGCACCCGCGTGGCCAGCGTCTCGGCAGCATCGAGCAAACCTGCGGTAAACGGTGCAGGGCCGGCTTTACCTTCAGGCCCGACTGCGGTCAGCACATCGCGCCCACCACGACCGGCTTCAATAGCTGCCTGCGCACGCTGCAGACCTTCCACAATCTCAGGGGCCAAATCAGGCCGCGTTTGCAGAGCGCGGGTAATCAGGTTGCCTACATACTCACGGCGCCGACGCAGTTCACCACCCAATGTTTCGGCAGTCTCACCACGCGCTTCAGCAGTTTTTTGCGCTTCCGTAATCGCGTACTGTGGGCGCAGCAGCGACTCAGCACGACGACCTTCTTCAGGCACGGCACCCAGTCGGCTAGAAATCTGCCGGAGTTGCTCTTGCAGTACTGCAGTAGCGGCCTTTTGAGCGCCAAACTGGCGCTCTTCCAGGGGGCGAGTATCGACAAGACGCGCCTTGCCCTTATCCACCAACACCATCGAGTACGTGCCGTCCTTGTTGCGGCGACGTTCGTAGGCAGGGCGGCGGGGCTGATACTTTTCGTAAGCGCGGCGGAACTCATCCGCTGCCTGGATTTCAGCCTTGCGGCGCTCCTCACCGGTCAGTTCAACTGCACCGGTCTTCTCCGTCAGAGCAAGCCGCTCTGATTCCGTCATGTCGCGCAGGGACTTGCCCGAAGCCGCCTCACGCTCAGTCAACTTCTTGGCCAGCGCCGCCTGTACGGTCTGCTTCTTGTAGTCTTCCAGAGCGGCGTTCAGCCACTGCTGGTCAGTGAGCGACGGCATGCGCTCATAGGTCTTGATGAGGTCTTCGGCGCTACGGGGCTTGGCCGCAGAGCGCGTCACCCACTCATCAAAAACCTGCTGCATCTGAAGTGCAGCCTTGAGCGCGTCGTCCTGAGACAGCGCCTTGCCAAACATCCGCTGCGTAGTTGCAGCTTCCTTGATGGCAGCGTCGATGAATCGAGCGCGGGCCTTGTCAACCTGGACGCGAAGCGTCTCGGCGGTAGAAGAAGCTGCACCTTGCTGTTCTTTGTCGCCCAGGATAAGGCCACTGCGCAGGTCGTCAATCAGACCTGCCGCATCCATCAGGGCACTGTCCTGCTCTTTGCGGAGCTTAGAAATCAGCGATGCGTTGCCGCCCTGCTGCTCAATCTGGTTGAGCACCTGCTGTGCGTTTTCACGCTCCCTGCTCTTGGCGGCTCCGACTTCGCGGTTGCCTGCGGCAAAAGCCTGCTCTGCTGCCTTGGCGGCAGCATCTCGTTGCGCAATAGCTTCATCTAGACGGCCCAAAAACACCGCACCGCGCCGATCCACCGTCGCCCCTTCGGGCACTTCCACAGTAGGTGCACCCTGCAACGCGGTGTTGACCAGCCGGGTCAGATTGGTGTCAAACGTGCTCTCTTTGCGCTCTGCATCAAGCGCCTCTTGATCCTGCTGCCACTGCTGCAGGAATAGCTTTTGGGGTTCTGTACGCTGCGCTTCAAGCAGCGTGGTATCGCCCTCAAAATCTTCTCGACCCTGTTCACGCAAAAGCTCCTGCATGCGCTCAAGGATCAGGTTGCTTTGCGGACGGCTCATCCCCGGCAGTTGCGCCTTGGTCTGGATCAGCTTAACTGCGGCGGCAGGGTCTTGAATCAGGTACGCCGGAACGTCCCGGCCAGTGGCCATGCCAGCGTTAATGTTCTGCTGAGCAAGCTCCAGGCGCTCTTGCGCATACCGATTGAGGGCATCGCGCTCTGCGTCTTCTGGGCCTGCAGGCTCCAGCCCCAGGATTTCCGCTTCAATATCCGCAGCTTCCGGCGCTGCTGATTTTGCGGCAGGCTTCAACTGCACCATACGCGCCTTGATGCGCTTGGCTTCATCCGAGGTGCGATCAAGCTGCTTGAGACGCGCCTTGAGTCTGGTGTATTCCGCTTCGTTTGCTGCCTTGGCTTCAGCATCAAACTGCTCAAGCATGTAGTCTTCAGGCGTCATCCCTGCTACACGCTGCTGCTCGGCAAACTGCTTGAAGAACTTCTCGCCACCCGCCCGGTTGTAGTCCTTGACGATCTGCGAAAGTTCAGTCTTTTGGAAGTCCTTGTACTCAGCACGAAGCTCTTTAGCCCGTGCCAACGAAGCAGGGTCGTCCTTCCGCGCTTCAAGCGCCTTGATCTCGGCCTTGTAGGCGCTGTCTTTTTCCTTGGCGGCTTGGTAGTCCGCCTGCAGTTTCGTCAGGTACTCGGGCTGCTTGCGCTTCTCGGCTTCCTCCGCTTCGGCCTTGGCCTGAGCTTCGCGTTCTACGCGCCGCTGCTCGTCTGCAATCTCACCCAGCTTCCTCTGGGCACGCCCTTGCTCACCGCCTCGTTCAAAGAAGCGACCGACAGGCGAAATAGCGCCGCCAAGAACGGCGCCGCCGATGAAACTCTCAAGGTACTCTGCCCGCGCTGCCGGGTCAGTTACTTCTAGTCCGGCCTGCAGCCGCTCCAGATACTGCTGTCCTACTTCAGTAAAGCCTTCACGCCCTGCCGTCATCAGGGTGGTGCGCCCGTAGTCGGCCAGCTTCTGCTTGAAGCTCTGCTCCACTATCGCCTTGGCTTGCGCCTCGGTCAGGTCTTTGCCAACTGACTTAAACAGGTTGCGGATCAGTGGGATGCCGCGCAAGGACACCACGTCCAATGCCGCCTGCGGAACCGCAGCAGCAACCGCGTTACCCAAATTAGCACGCTCCAGGCTGGCGTCTTCGCCCCTGGCTTCAGCCTCTTCGATCTGACGCGCAAGGTTGGAACCCGTGAACTGAGCGGCTGAAGCAGCGCCCGCAGCCAGACCTGCAGTAACGGCTGCAGCCGCGCCTGTAATTGGGGTGGCGGCAACGCCAAGACCTGCGGCAATAGGTGCCGCCATGTAGGGTATGGCGCCACCGGCAAGCTCTTTCAGCTTGGCAAAAGGCGCCTCAGTCCAGCCCTCTTCGGTCGGTTTGAAGATGCGCTTGGCTTCTTTCTCGCGCTCAGCCCGGTAGGCTTCGGCTTCTTTTAGCCCCATCAGCCCGAGCTTGCCTGCGGTCAGCGCAGCTTCACCCTTTAGAGACTGAAAACCTGCACGGGCAGCGGGAATAAACCCGCTTTCAGGCTTGGGGGCAATCCCCGCACGGGGGTTTTTGGCGAGAACAGCCGCTGCTACTTGCTCTTTAGTCGCGCCTTCGGGGCCTTCAATCCGGTACGTGTTGCCATCCGGCGCGGTAATCTCATAGAGCGGCATGCTTAACGTCCTCCAGCTTTTTGCGGCTCACCCCACTGGCTCAGGTCAAGACCCGCGCCTGCCGCACCACCCCCTAGTTTATTGATTTCCGCAATGATCTGGTTATAAAGTTGCGGGTTGGTGGACTCCAACACCTTCAACTGAGCCGGGTTCTTGACAGCTTCCATCGCAAGCTGCCTGATCATGCCCGGCTCACCCTTCATCTCCTGCGCGGCTTGGTAGCCTTTCTTTACGTCGCCGTCGCCAAGTGCCTTGAACAGCGCCAACGGGTCGCTGCGTGAAGCAGTACGCTCGCGGCTCTCGGTTTCCATCTGCGTCCCATACAACCGAGTAGCCGCATCGGCTTTGCTGAAGCCCAACTTCGCACTAGCCTCAAGGAAGAACCCGTCTGCACGCTCTTCACGCTCGTTGCGGCGGCGGAGATACTCCATTGCAGTCTTGTGGTCGTCACGAGCTTCTGCACGACGTGCCTGCTCAATATCAGCAAGCATCTTTTGACGCTCTTTGGACGCCTTCTTGAGGTCTTTGAGGGCTTCGCCGTATTGGGCGCTGCCTGCCATCGCACCCTTGGCAATGTTCTCCAGAGCACGCGGAGACGTGCCCGCCATCATGGCCAGACCTGCATTGAAGATGGCCATTGCTGCGGCCTGCTTACGCTCACCGGTTGCGCCCTCTTCCTCTTTGCGCAGCGTCTTTTCCAACTCCTCTGCAATCTTGCCCTTGGGCTTGCCTGCCTCGTACTGCATCAGTTCTTCGTCTGACCGACGCTCGGCATCCATCATCATGCGGCCACGAAGGCCCTTCAGTTCTTGCGCCACTGGGTCAAACATGCGGCCAGTAAGCGCATAGATGCCACCCTCAGAAGGAGCGCGTGCAGCAGCGGCGCCTGCAGCAGGCGGGCGGGCGCCAGTGGCTGAACCAGAAGCGGCGGGTGTTTGCACCTGCGGCATACGATTCGCGCTGGGGCCATACGCTGCCCTAATTGCTTCGTCAGATGGTGCGGTAGGTTTTGCCTGAAGCTCGCTGACGACCTGCTGCGCACGATTTCCAAAAGACTTTTCTGCGGTCTGATTGATTTGATCGCGCAGTTTCTGCACTGCCCGCGCGTACTGAGTAGCGGATTGCGCATCGCCAGACTTAGCCGCAGCCGCCAGCACAAGCTCGGCTTCTACCAGTTGTGCCTGCAGTGCTTGCAGATTTTCCATGACTGGCGCTTGCACTTGCGCCAAAGTACCTGTTGTACTGACCAGCCCCCTATCTTGATACCGCTGCACCGCGCCGCCCTCGGCCATGCGCACGACAGGTTCGCTGCGGTCTGCAAAATCCATGTCGCCACCATCGGCGTAGCCCGCGATCCCACCGTCAGCCATGTTCTGCATGTTAGGTGCCTGCAACGCGGCAATACCGGGCGCTGCCTGGGGCTGCTGACCCATCGCCATGATGGCTTGATCTGCCACTTTGGGCTGAGGCTGGGCCATTTGCGCCTGAGCAGCTTGACGCATCTTCTTTCGCGCCATGTCCTCAGCAATCACCATCGGGAAGATGTACGGGTCTTGCTTGTACATCTGCGCTACGCGCTGCAATGCCTGATCCGGCATCATGCGCAGTTGCTCAGTGAACTGATTGACGTTCGGGATCATGCTCAACGCCCCATGTTGTAGATTGCCAGATCAGCCAGCCCTGCAGGCTTCTCTCGGTACGCGACGTCTTCGACTTTACCGCCGTCCTTCATGCCGAACAGTTTGCTCGCACCAAACGCGGCGGTACCCAGACCTGCCAACTGAGACACCGTAGAAGGCGGCTGCTGATACACCGAAGCGCCAGTCTGCGACAGGGGTGCGCCGCGCAAGATGTCGGACATGAAGCCCAACTGCTTGTACGGGTAGTTCTGGTAGTTCAGGAAGTCTTGGTACTGAGCGCCCAAGATGTTCTGCATCTGCTGCTGTTGCTGCTGTCCGTACTGAGCCTGCAACTGGTTGATCGCCATGTTCTGACCGAACTGGCTCTGACCCAACTGACCCAGTTGACCGGCAGCACCCATCGCAGCCTGCAGACCCTGAAGCCCCAGACCAGCGCCATACTGACGTGACTGCTCGCCAAGCTGCGCAGCGGCCTGACCGTACTGAGCGCCCAGACCTGCCTGTTGCATCAGGTTGCCATAGCCAAACTGACGCGACTGCTCAGCCTGCTGCTGTGCCTGCATCAAAGCCTGTTGGTTGGCCAGTTGTGCTTGCAAACCCTGCTGCGAGCCAAGCTGCTGCACACCAAGTTGCGCGGCCAGATTCTGCTGACCGACAGTCAGACCGGCTTGCTGATTGGCCAGTGCAGCCTGCAGCGCCTGCTGTGCAGACATTCCCTGCATCTGAAGCTGCGCAGCTTGGTTCTGGACGTTGGCTTGTTGTTCGGCACTGAGATTGGCCAAGGAGGTCTGAAGCCCGGTCTGCACACCCAGTTGCTGTGCTGCCTGCTGGGAAGCCAAGTTTTGCTGACCGACAGTAAGCCCCGCTTGCTGATTGGCCAAGGCTGCTTGCAGCGCCTGCTGGGCGTTCATGCCCTGCGCTTGCAACTGAGCCGCTTGGTTCTGGACGTTGGCCTGCTGCGAAGCATTCAAGTTGGCCAGAGCCGTCTGCAATCCCGTCTGCGTACCCAGTTGCTGCACGCCCAAGGCTGCAGCCAAGTTTTGTCCACCAACCGAAATACCCGCTTGCTGATTCGCCAACTGTGCCTGCAGGCGAGCGGCTTGCTCGGCGTTGAACTGCTGCTGTGCTTGCTGAAACGCGGACTGCAGTCCTTGCGCCTGGATGTCACCCTTCTGCATCGCAAGATTGCGGGCAGCTTCGGCGTTCTCGATGGCTTGTCGTGCACCACCAAAAGCACCGGCGCGGGCGTACCTCTGACCCCGAGCAGTAGCGGCGATGTCCGCTTGGCGCTGTGCTTCGCGCTGCTGGATATCAACCACGCTTTGCATGTACGGCGACATGAAAGACTGCGCAGCGCCAGGACGTGCAAACGATTGAGTGCGAACGCGCTCAGCAGGCCCCATCTGGTAGGTCTGCAAATTAGGGCGGAACTCAGTCTGTGCAGCAGACATCAACGGAGTACCGACTTGTTGCGCAGTAACACGCTCAGCGGGGGCCATCTGATACGCCTGAATCTGCGGAGCGTAGCCGGTGCGGGCGGTGGCCATCTGCGGAGCCGTGAGGTCGCGCGAAGAAACACGCTCAGCGGGGGCCATTTGGTAAGACCGCAAGTCACTTGCCGACACGCTAGGCGCAGTGAACGCCGTAGGCTGATACGCGCCAGGAGCGCGGTAGAAGTTGGCAAACTGTCCCGGCTGATACTGGTTGTAGGCCAGAGCCTGAAGACCTGCGGTACCGGCAAGGGCTGACGCATCGCGCAACTGAGGCGCTGCCTCCATCGCTTGAGCACCCGTAAACGCCTGCTGCTGCAGCGGGGTGAATTGCGCAAAACGCTCACCCTGGTACTGCATGTACGGGTCTTCAAACATCGCCTCTGCACGGCCAAGCAGTCGCTCGGCATAAGGCGCAATAACTGGCGCAAAGCCAGTCTGGTACTCGGTAACTTGTGTTGGGTTAGGAGCAGTAGCCATGATGCGTCCTTATGCGGGGAGGTACTTGTCGGCGCGGGTGTTCTTGGCCACCTTGCCCTTACCGGTTGTCTTAGCGCGGGCGCGCTGCACCCGGTCCATCATTGCGTAGAGTTTGCGTGCACCGGCTTCGGTAGACCCATTCCCTATTTCACTCACAATCCTCGCCGGGATCACAAACTCACCATCGGCAAGGCGGGCGGGTTGACGGTTGCCAATAGTTGCCGGGATGCTGTCAGAGACGCCATCACCAGGGCCGCGCAGCAGGCGCCCACCATCGGAGTAGCCGCCGAGGTTGAATTGGCCACCCCGAGCAGCACCGGCTGCAATAGCCGCAAGCCCGCCTTTGCGCATGCCTGCTAGTAAATCAAGTTCTTCGTCGGTGTAGTTGGGGCCACCAACATCGTACTCAGAATCGAACGGGCCAAAGTCATAACTTCCCGTTTCTTCAGCCGCACGCGCTATCTCCAGTTGGCGTTGGAGATAGGCTTCTTCCTGCGCTCGCAAGATGTCGCGCTGAATTTGCTCAACATTCAACACGTCTTCTACTTCAGCCCGCCGTTCGTTAAGCGCGGCTTCGTTGGCCAACAGTTCGCGCATGGCTGAATCAGTGTAGATGCCGCGTTCAACCACAGGCACTGTGCTTGCGTCTTGCGTACCGAACAAGAAGTCCGTGATAGGCGTACCACTCACGGGCGTGTAACGCTGAGTTGGCCCAACCTCGGGGTTAACTGCCGTGCCAGCGGGGCCAGCAGCAGCAGCAGCAGTGCCACCACCCGTCGTACCCATTAGCATCGCAGACGAGGTGCCGCCCGCTGTACTGGTCCCGCCACCCGTAACACCGCTAGGCGCTAAAACGCCGCCCCCAGTCGTGGTGCCCCCAGTCGTGCGCGTCGTTCCAGTATCCGCGCTCTGCGCGCCCTGCGCGGTTTGCCGTGAAGGCGCAGGAGGAACATACCGGCGTATCGCGCTTTCACCCGCAGCACCGCCAACAACTTCACTGTACGGACGCATCAGCGGACCACCGCCAGGAACAAATGGCGTAGTCGGATATGCACCGCGACCCATCAGGTAGTCGTAAGCGTTCTTGCTACCGCCGGTCAGCATGCTAAACCGACGCTCGTTGATGGCCGCACGAAGTTGGTAATCCGGCACGCCGTTGGCGCGGCCCCAGGCGGTGATCTCCGTGGCCGTCGCGTTCGGGTTGTTTGCCAAGTAGGCTTGCAGTGCGTCCACCACTGCGTTCTGCGTCATCACGCGCTCGTTCGGGCCGAGACGCGTAACCGTGGGCATTTCCGTAGCGCCGCCGCCTTGCTCGTATGCCGTGCGCACCTGCTCCATAGTCTGGGGGGTGAACTGCGTAGGAGGCGTCAGCGTCGGTGTGGTCGGCGCAAAGTCGGGAAGCACTGGCAGCGGGGCGGGGGTGACGGTTGTGCCAGTATCGGTTTCAGTAAATGTGGGAGATACGGCGGTAACGGGCTTCTTCTCCGGCTCCTTGTATGCCAAGTCTTTCACCGACTTACCCATCGCACGCACAACATCGGCTTCGTTGATGTCTACCGCTTGCATCGCTTGCCGAATCTGATCCTCAGTGGCTTTGGAGTGCTCGTTAAACCACATCTGGATGTTCTTATTCATCCCCTCCAAGCCAGTGAGGCCCGTGCGCGAACGCCAATCGGCTTGGGTCAGCACGTTTTGCAAACCACCCGAGCCACCACCGGCAGCAACAGCGCGTCGAATATCCTCAGCATCTACACCGTACTGCTGCGCTGCAGCATTGATTTGCGGGTAGGCAATGTTCGGGTTCTGCTGAACAAAGTTCTGGATGTTGGCGTTCAAACCTTCAATGCCTGTCTGACCGCTGATGGATTTCCAATTAGGGTCGGTCAAGACCGTACGCTCAGCGCCAGACACAGCGGGAGAACCGCGCTGAGCAGCAATTCGCTGCAACGCTTGCCAGTTTTCATCTGTCTGCTGACCTGCCGCCTGCCGGATAGCGGCGTCGTTAAAACCCTGGCTCAGGAACTTGTTGTACAAGTCCGCCTTTTGCTCAGGCGTGTAGGTGCCGATGTCCGAAGGGAGCGTGGGGCCACCTGTGGCCAATGCCACGATGCCGCCGCCTGCCATGCCACCGGGAGGTTGTTCTTCTTGGGACTGTGCGGGTGCAGTAGGCGCTGTGTTGCCGGGTACCGCAGGATAGGTCGGCTGCGCCGTCCACTGCTTGGTGAACGGGTTGAACTTGTAGGGGCGGATGGTGCCTTGGGCCTGAGTACCACCGGGCATGGGCGTAGCGGTTTGAACCGCCGCATCTGCCATGATGGGTGCCGCAGCCGCGTAGCCCGCTTTCATCAGACCAGACCCGCCGCCAATTGCGCTCATAAACGTCTCGCGGCCAGGAGCCTGGGCAAGGCCGGTAATACCAGCGCCCAACCGGTCAGTCAGCGTGGCTGCAGCCATCCTGTCTGCAACAGCCTTCTGCACAAACTGATCCTGTGCGGTGCCAGTCAGCCCCTGCTCAATAGCCGACGCCCGTGCCGCATCTGCCGCAGCCGTGCCAATATTGGCGCTGCCCGCGCCGTAGAACGCATTGCCCAAAGAAGCGCCGCCGTAGGCGCCCAGACCGGCCATGATGCCCTTCTGCAGACTGCCGGTGGCCAGAGCCGTCGCACCACCGACCAGTGCCCCCGCGCCCAGCGCGCTGCTGACCACGCCGAATCCGGCAGGGCCCAGGGCAAAACCCGCGATCATGGGCAGTGCCGACTTGAGCAGCTTCTTGAACGAGAAGGCTTCCGGCAGACCTGTGTGGGGGTTGATCGTCATGGTGATCCCATGACTCAGGCCAAGCGCCTGCAGACCCGCAACTTCGCTGGGGGCCATGTGCACCAGCATCGAGTCGCCGTTGCGACCCTTGGACGCCATGTGGTTGGCTAGTACGGCAAGGCTCATGTGCGCCCCTTGGAATTGATTGGATTCATTTTATTGGGTCAGGTCGTAGAAGGAAAGCGACCCGACCACGTCGCCCGTGGTGGCGCCAGATACTGTGCGGACAGCGACGGTGTAGATGTCACTGACTCCGGCGATGGACGCGCCCAACTGCAAGTCAAAGTTGTATCCTGTGGCTGCGCTCGTGTTCCCAACACCACCCGAGCCGGTCGAAGTCACGTAGTCCGTTTGCACTATGGAACCCCCCGTGGTGGCCGTGGCTGCTACATCAAACTCTACGTTGGAGTCAGTCGGCACTGCCGTCCATGATGCGGCTGTCAGGGTGGGGTTCTTGAACAGCGCCACTTCGTAGTTTTGATTGGTCGTGGGCAGAACCTGCACCCGGTTAGGCAACACAACTGCGCCCGTCCGACCAGCGGCAAGGCGGATGGAGACAACGGGCAAGAAGGTTGTGCCGATGGTGGCAAGGATTGTGGTGCGTCGCGCCACATGGTCGATGGATGTCTGTTCAAACCCACCTTCAGATACCACCGAGCAGCAGATGGCCTTCATCGACGCCGCTACCGCAGAGGTTACCGACTTGATCTCGTACCGCACCGGCAGGATGGCCGTGGTCATGTAGACGCCGGTGATCTCGTTGGCGTTGTTGAAGGTATGGCAGACGATGTACTGGCCATTGATGATGAAACCGCACCGGACTGATCCGACGCCAAGCCACTCAAAATCCATCCACAGAATCTGAGCCTTGGATGGGTCAAGCGTGTAGCCCGACTCCCCATTACCATCCAACTTGTCACCGTTCCAGTCGGCCTGATCCACAGTTCGAGCATCAGACGGAGTGCCCGTCACAGACGAGCGCAGCACAAACGAGTAGGTGCCGTCGATGCGCTGGAAGAACACGCCGTTGTTGTCGTTGTAGTACCCCACACGCTGCGTGAGGTTCAGGCTCATGCTGCTATCCATCACGAAGGTGGCGAGCACCAGCAGCCCTTTACCCGGCTGATACGGGAACGAGCGGTAGGTCTGACGCAAAACGGAGCCGACACCGGCCCCGGTGACTTCCATCTTTATCGCCGCTTCGTTGGACAGGAACGTCGTCGTACCCGTGCCGGTTGTGGCCACGTCGAACTGGTTGTCTGCGGCGTAGCGGTTCTGGCTGTCGAAAAGCGTGTAGGGCTGGCTGACCCGCAGCCGCCCAAAGGCATCCGTGTTAGTGCCGCCGATGGAGATTGGGATGGGGGAGGTTGTGGTCACGATCCGCCTTAGTAGCGCGTCAAGCCGGTTGAAGTACAGGCGCAGGACGTTGTTAAGCTGCTCGTGATAACGCGACTCGTAGTCCCGAGGGGCCAGAGGTAGGTTAGGCGGCGCAGGTACGGTTGCATCTTCAATGAGGAACGTCATCGCCGTCCATCCGGTCTGATGTCAATACGCGGAGCGCCCAACTGCCAGGACGTGTCTAGCTGCTCGGAGTTGATCTTGAAGATCATCTGCCGCCCACGCACGCGGGTGTAAATCTGCCCCGTAAACTCTTCG